CGATGCGGTTGCTTGGGCTGAACATCTTGGGATCAAAGTTGTAAATCTCTAACAAACCGTAGAACATCTGTGCTACAATGATCTTGTCGGGAGAGGTTCCCGAGGAAGGAAACTGGGAATGGAAAAAGTAGTTGCGGAGGCTGTGGACTTCGAGAAGTTCAAGTGTCCAGATTGTGAAGGGTACATCCCAAACAACGAGCAGGTCGGACAGTATTGCGGAGCGATCTCTCGCCGTGATCCTAAGAAGGAGATCTGTTCTGCGTGTGGTCAGCGTGAGGGTTTTGAGGACTTCTTCGGGAAGGGCGTGAAGTAATGAAGCGTGTCTGGAAGTTGGAGTTCCGAGGTTACGGAGTCGAGCCTTTTGACTTCGAGAGCAAGCAAGAAGCCGAGGACTTTGCGGCCGCTTGCTTCTGGCGTGGCGGTCGTCAGTACCGTGTGTACGCTGTGGCGAAACGAGTAGCGGTCGTCTGATCGCTGGAAAGGAAATAGGGGTGAGCAAAAAAATAGAGAACTGGATTGAGATGGCTAAAGCCAAAGGCTTGGTCGTCAAGGTAGATCGTGATCAGGGTCGATGCTACGACTCGATTGCGGTTCAGATCGAGATGGAGAAGATCGAGGGCGACAATATGTTGGCGATGATCTACAACAGCCAGATGTTATCGATCCACGCCATCAAGGGAGTCAGCAACCGCTGGAAGCACAGCGCCCGATTCTACGAGATCTTCTCGGATGTCCGTGAGTTGAAACAGGATGTAGTCAAGCACCGCATCGCTGGAATGGCTGAGAGCCGTGAACGCTACTTCGAGATCAAGGGGTAAGCACCGTGAGCAAAGTGATTGAAGAACTAGAAGCCAAGGGCAAGGCCGCTCTCGACGCTCTCAAGGGACGATAAGGCCATGCGGACGCTTCTGGTCATCGCCTTGGCGGCTCTGGCTGGTTGCAAGTCCTCCACCGACGCCCCCCTGCCCAAGCAGCCGGACGCGCCGACCAAGCCTGACGTCGTCGCCACCCTCGGGAAGGACTTGGACAAGACGGTGAAGGTCGTCGGGCTGGTAATGGCCACGTCGAGGTAGTGGAGCTTGTTGCGGGAGTCGCGCAGCGCGGTGACGATGGTCACCCCGGTCAGGTTAGCAGGCCAGCCTGCTTCGGTGGCATAGGTTCCGGCACCGTTGAAGGTTACCCCCTGCTTGAACTGATGATTGGTGCAAGACATGGTTTGCCGTTTGGGTTTAGCCGTATGTCAACAGACCCTAGGGGGGGGTTAAGTTACCGCCGTCATGCCTTCGATTGTCGTAAAGCCTGGGTAAAGGTTGATGGTCAAGGGGGGAGTGAACTCGACATACTGGCCCGTTACCGTGTTGGCATCGGCCATCAGGTAAACAGAGTCAGTCGGGCTTTGGAGAAGCGCGCCGAGGTACTGCTCGAAGTCCTGATTGTCTAGGCCACCCCAGCTCATCGTTCCCAGCCATCCTGAAGGCGGGCCTCCGCCTTGGTCCCACTTGAGTAGGCAAGTTACGTAGTTAAATCCTACTGGGTCTGTCCTGAATAGGCTACCAGACTCGTCGAGGAAGAAGGTCGGAGGCCAATCCACGCCGTCGCCGTCGTTGACGTATGTCCTGCTATGGATGCTTTTGCCGTTAAAATAGTTAGGCGGAGGTTCGTTGTCCGACCAACGGGAATTGTAGAACGGACTACGCATGGCTCCCCATGTGCAGAACGTCTCGTTGTCTCCCATGATGTAGCCCATCAGACCCTAGCCCAGTAGTAACGGGCGGTGGAAGCCCCAGTCTTGATGCGGTCAACCCAGAGCGAGCCGCTGACCATCTGGTCGATGATGAAGTTCTCCGGGTCGCCGACATTCCGCGCAACAGCCATGAGAAGATAGCAGTACTCGTCTGTGTCCACCGGGAGGTCTTCAATTTCTTCCGGCGTATTCGCAGGGTACTGAACGAGGACAGGATAGTATTCGTCCGTGTCGTCGGTGACCGGGAACACCGGGTTGCTTGAAGCGTATGCTTCCGTTCCCAATCGAATGTAAATGTTCACCGTTCCTAGCAAGGGCAGGAAGTCGATGGTAGTCGGCAGTTTCTGCTGGGTCGGGCCTTCCCTGTTCCAAGGGATAAGATTGTTGACCATGCCTCCACATACGTTGGCACGATAAAGCCAAGTCGTCGGGTCAGTCGGGTCTGGCTTCAAGATGCGAGGATATGTGTAGAACGGATGGATGCACACTTCGCCGTCGTCCTGCGCGGCACAACTTCCGGGGATAAGTCCGATGTAGTTGATCGAAGTCCAGTCGGCTGGGCCGACGAACTCCTGATACCAGTCATCGTTCGCAGCCGTGATCGTCTCCAGGCTGGTCAGGGTGTCGGCATTGACGATGTAAGACCAGCGCGGGTCGGAGTCCCTGTTCAGGTTGTAAGGGTCGTTTGCCTCGTTAAGGTCGTCCTGATTGCAAAGGGTCGTGCCGATGAAGAGGCACGGAATCTGGAGGTCGATAGGGCCAAGGATGTGCTGGTCGATGGTAAGGACCAGAGATTCGCTGCCGACTTGAGTCGCTGCCGTGACGATGCCGATGAGTTTGACCGAGTAGCCCCACTTGACCGGGTTGAACCAAGTCGTGTGGCAGTTGCCCCAGTCGCCTTCGGCACCAGTAGCGGAAGCCGAATAGCCATCCATCTTCACCATGTTGGTCTTGTTGACGTATTCGGACGGCCCGGTCTCGGAGAAGATGGCCGACTCGATGGGGTCTCCGGCCTTGAAGATGGAAACCCAAGGGGCTAGGGCGTTGAGCAGTACGGATTCGGTGTCATCGTTCTCGTCCGTGATATCGAACTTGCTGATCGTGACGTAGTAGGTGCCAGCCGAGGTAATGTTGTAGTACCCGTTGTTCTCCATCCAGATGGTGGACGAGTCCGTTCCCTGCGTCGACGTGACGCCTGCACCGAAGGCGGCGGTCTTGCTGATCCACCCCTGACGCTGGTCGCTATGGCCACCGCGCTTCACACGGGGCATATTGCTCTGGGTGAAAGTAGCCGTCCCTTTGGCGAGCTTGAGTTTGTTGACGAACACGCCAGGCGTGACCTCGATGCTGACGACCTCCAACTGAAACTGCTGATACAGGTTGGCCGGCTGTCCGCTTCCGTCCTGCTGGTAGACCTGCTGCGGATTCCCCATCGCCGTACCGCCAGTACCTGAAAGGAACTGGATATCGTTGGACATCATCGGTCGGGACTTGTCCACCGAGCCGGCGAGCTTGTTCAGCGCGGAGGCGGAGATGGGCTGTCCTGCGGCGAAAGAGCCGTCAAGCGAACCGCTGTTGAATCCAGAGATGGAACGCATCAGAAGCCGGTGATCTGCGGGTAGATGTCAGGGTCCCAGCCAGAGATGCCGGAAAGCATCAGGTCAGCCGTGACCTTCCAGATGCCGCCGAACTGTTCGACAGAGCAGGAGGTAATAAGGAAGCCTCGGTTAATCTTGGAAAGATAAAGTGCCGTGTAGATAAAAGCACCGCCGTAACTACCAGTCGCCAAGCCCTTGTAGGAATCGGGAAGCTGGTACAGATTTCCATTCGTATTCCATCCGACGTAGGAAGCAAAGCCAACGGCTGTGGTTTCGTTGTTTACATAGAACAAGCAGCGCAGGGTGTTGGAAGGCTTGTAGTAGTTCTTGATGCCGGCCTTGATGTTGATGTTTCCGGCGGCGTACTCTGCGGGGTCTTGATTGGGCAGGAAGCCGACGAACTGCTGACCTTGCAAGGCACCGCCGCTGACCACCTTGGGCGTCCAAAGTGCGCGGTTAGGGTTGGTGGCGATTTCCTTGTCCCAGCCAGACGCAGGCGGGAATCCGGCCAGAGGCTGGGCACTTGCTCCTCCTAGGGGAGGAAGGCCGGTGGGACTGTTTACGACGAGGAAGTTAGGGTGATGCTCGATTGGCTCGGAGGCCGTAGAGCCAGACATGACCACCTGCGTGATCGTCTTCGTGCCGCTGTTTACGTTAGGGTCGATGCCGCAGAAGTCGGCGGTCACCGTCAACACATTGCCCTTATCGTAGACCATGTTCGCCTTCCAGATTTTCATCTGCTGGAAGTTGCTCGGCGCGCTGGACACTAGGCTTCCGAGCGTGGTTCCCTTGGCGAAGACGCTCGTGAAACTGTTCATCTCACTATTGTCCCACTTGAACTTAATCTGAGCCTGGAGAAGGCCGAAGCCGTCGGCCTCGACCTGCCAGCCCGGTTGGGCTACCGGGGGGATTAGGCTATCGCCGTAAGGGATGAGGGAGGTGGAGGACATTATCGTGAAAGTTCGTCAGGTGTGCGGGGAGCCGGAGCGGCTCCAGGCGTCGTGTTGCGAGCGGTCTCTTCGGTCGCCGTGGCGATCCGTTCAAGGGGGGTGAAGGCCACGGCTCCGAAGATGTCGCCGCCACCCATCTGCTGCATCTGGGAAGCCGCGCCGGCTTCGGACATACCGAAGGGGGTCAGGACTTTGCCATTACCCTTGAGCTGCTTTTCCAGTTCCTTTCTGGCTTCATCACGCTCATCTTCATCGTAATAACGCTCAAGGACGAAATCGACGATTTCCTTGTTGGTCATGTGCTTGGGAGCGTTTTCAATGACGCGCTTGGCTTTGTCTTCTTTGGACTCAAAAGGATTGAAGAAACCTTTGGACAAAAGGTTCTTAACATCAGATTGAAGTTTTTCGATTTCTTCTACAACAGAACCGAAAAGATTAATGAGAATATTTTTACCAGTCTGATACCAGTTGCTCAAATCTTGACCAAATCTTCCTAATGCACCTGCTACAGGTGTGGCCGCTGCCGGCAACCTTGGCATCTTCTCCGCCTGGATTGGAGCCAAGGCCAAACTTCCCCCTCCCCACTACCCGGACTACGTCTTCAAGATGGTCGATAAGGGGCGTATCATCGGACAAGGCGAGTTTGATTATTTCAAGCAAGTCGAATCCAGGCATGGCACCCCCAAGACACGGTTCTTCATGGGAACGACCGAAGGACGTATCAAGACCGAGCATGAACGTCGGCGCGGCAAGAAGTCCTATAAGGTCACCGAGACTTCAGAGAAGGTATACGTCGACAACTGGAAGCCCGTAGATGCCTACATCAAGCGGGTACAGCAGCGCGTCGGCAAACTGAAGTCCGGCTGGTACTACGCCGGCCTGAAGCTTCGCCCCATGCCCACGTCGGCATGGATCAGCCGTCAGGGTTCAAGCACGTCGATTTACCAACCGAGGCTCGGTGGCCCAGACCCCGTGATCAAACTCGGCTCGACCGTAGGCCGTAACTACAGCCAAGGCTACCACTTCATGCGAAAAGCCATGAACCACCGGGCCTTCGCAATGCGTGTGGTCATGTTGAAGCATTTGCAAGCCCCGCGCAATCACGGTAAACTCCTTGAAGTCATCAACCGTCTGCAAGGCGGCTTCACCCTTACCAACACACCCTGATGCCCACTCCTACCTTCTTCAGTTTCCGCACCGTCCTCGAAACGAGGGTGGCCGGCTACCTCGCCCCGCTGTTCCCAGGCGTCGCCGTGCATAAGGGCGTGACCGACGACATCCGGGTCATCCCGATCATCATCGCCCACGCCGAGTCCAGCAGCAACGTCGAAGACCTCGGCTCCCAGACCCTCGGCAACTACAAGGCCACCCTGAAACTGTACATCTACTCATCCGCCGACGACGAGACCCTCGACACCCACCGCGCACGGGTCGTGGAGGTAATCGGGGCCATGCGCGACGTGCCGGCCCTGCAAGCCCTCTGGAACCCCTCCACGGACGGCCAGTTGTACGACCTGTGGATTGAGAACGACGAGGAAGGCATGAGCCAGCGTCGCTACGGCAACGTGCTGGAATACACCGTCTGGGGCGTCATGCCCCCGTCTCCTTGACACTTGGCTAAACGCATACGACTATGGCAGCAATCGATTACGGCGTAGCACACTTTT